AGGGATTATCAATATGATATTAACTGTGCTGAAGTGGCTGAGCTTTGGCGTCGCGGTAGCGTTGTTGGGTCTTGGTTACTTGACCTTACAGCTGATGTACTACGCAGCGATTCTGAGCTTAGCAAGTACGATGGAGGAGTATCAGACTCTGGTGAAGGTCGTTGGACTGTTCACGCTGCTGTGGATCTCGGTGTTCCAACCCCTGTTATTGCTACTGCTCTCTTCGAACGTTTTGGGTCTAGAAAACTCGGACGATACGCAAACAAAATCCTTAACGGAATGCGAGCAATGTTCGGAGGACACGACGTAAGATGACACTCGCTAACGTTTACATCTGGGGAGCAATCCCCTTTGTCGTTGCTACTATCTGCTTTGGTTTTATCAAAGGAGATAATGATTATTATGATACTGACAAGTATGATGGTGATGGAACTGCTCACAAGGTACTAAAGTAATGTCTAAAGTAGAAAAAACTGAAGAGTTCGAACAGTCAGGGATGACTTTGATCACCGAAACTGAATCCGAAAAGTATCTAGAAAAGTATCGGGAACTAGAGAAAGATGCACACAGCGGGAAGGATAGCAGCGTGGGTACTAAATAACCCCTATACGGTAGGGATTCTAAGCTGGTGCCTAGTGTTCGTCCCTATCCTAGGAATGTGGGCAGTCCACAAATATGGATGGGAACATTGGGAACCATTCGCTAAACATGAATCTCATACTAAGACCACTGGAAAATCCGAATGATCCTACATGGAGTGTGATCATATCTTTGATCATACTCCTAATCGGGGTTGGTTACACTGTGAAGTGGGTATTGACTTATGACGATAGAAATCCCCCCGATCAACATAGACACGAAGAGTCTGGACATACCAGACATTCCGACGTGGTTGACGAGTAGTCCACCCATAGCAATTCCACCGGTAGCACCCGTCACCGAAGTTTTGGGTGTGCCGATCATCAACATTCCTGGTTGTGTCGAAGCACACGAGGAAGGTTCTCAAACCATCATGGAAGATGATCCTGATGGTGTAAGAGTATATTGTGACGCCAATACTCCTTCGTTCGATCCGATTCAGTACGAACCGGAGAACATGGTCATAGAACGGACAGCACCAGTACCTAAAGTACCAGCGCCTGAGACCCCTGAAACTCCACAAGTACCTGATACATCAAAAGTCGTACCGATTAACACCGCGACGACAGAAGAACCGTCAGAAAAACCTACACCTTTTATTGAAAAGTATCTACCTTCTGCCCCGGAAGTAACCACTACAGCAACCATTGCTGTTGTAGCAACCACGTCGGCACTGCTTGCCAAACCTTTGGCAGACATTCTTCTCAAGGTAATCAAACCTACCATCAAAAAAGTGATGGCAAAGGTTAAAGAAAAACTTGGAAAGAAAACTGTTATCGAGTCGTTAAAGGAGCGCCGAGATCAGCAGCGGATCCGTTCCCACGCGATTCGGAAACTGAAGGGGAAGGAATAGGATGCTTATGTTTAACCATAAAGTTCACACCTTTTACCTGCACGTCGGCACATATGGTAGCATATCGTGTGCCCGGAGCAAAGCGAATTCCTTGTTTTAATAATTCTCCACAATTTTTAAGTCTAGCGATCTCAAAATCCAACCGCTTATTGGCGGTCAGTTGCCTCTGTAAGGCGATCTGAGTCGTCGCTGCGTCCTTACACAGTTCTTGTAGTTTCTTGTCCTTAGGGACGCTCCAGGTGGCGCTGATGCCTACTGATAGATTGTAGTTATCTTTCTGTCCAGTCCTGGTCGGCATGTAATATAAAATATCTCCCGGATTATCTAAAGAGCCGTCCTCATCGAGGTCACGCATATCATATACTGGATCATCATAGTAACCCTCAAAGGGTTTTTGTGCTGAGGCAGATCCAGTAATGAATGGTGTGAAGTTTACAGTCTCACCTTGACACTGGATTCCGCCCCCATAAGTGTTAGTGATATATGGGCCTTGTAATACCTGGATCGCCTGATTGGTCACTGAGCCTGAGCTATTAGCGACAGGACTTGCTGTCGCACTTACACCCCCTACAGACTCCGCCAGTGTGGCAGGGACAGTCGCAATGTTGAGTAGACATAGGATTACTGCTGGAAGATACTTGTGGTGTCCGTTACGCTGGTTATTGTCGTTTCTCTTTGGATTATCGTATGTGTTTGTAAACCGGGTCCCGAGTACGTTTCTGTGAACTGGAACGCTCCTCCGGGAGTTGTCTGTGTGAATTGGGGTTTGCTTGTCACACCTGTCCATGATGATGTCACTCCATCAATAGTTACATTAGTCGATCCTGTTCCTGGTGACAGATTACCTGATGCTGTAACACCAGTTCCAGTAGCAGAATATTGATACCCAGTGCTGTAGTCCATCGAATTGATGGTCTCAGTCACTGTCGATGTCGTCTCCGTATGGCTCGACATCGAGCCCTGTGTGAAGTTCGGGACTACTGGGACTGCTTTTGAGACAGCAGCAGTAAGCACTACTGCTGCCACACTTATCGCAGTACACCAAATCGTCCTTCCAAAATGGGTCATTGTTTAGACTCACTTCATCGTGGTGATTTCGCTTACGAATTGACCGGTAGCACTTGTACCACTTCCTCCAGCGGTAATTGTCATTTGACCGTTAGAGGTAATAGTACCTGCTAGATCGCCTGTGGTACCACCAGCATTAGAAATCTGTGAACCGAAGGCACTAACCTGTCCTACAGTAGGAGCAGAAGTTTGTATTACATCACCTTGAGTAAATGAAGCACTAAAGGAGAATGCTTCTCCAGCAGTTTTTTGTGTTGCGGAAATAGCACCAGGGGCGTAGATGCCACTTGTGATAGCACCTGTTGAGATAGTTCCAGCAGTCGTACCGTCTGTGGTATTCACATTATTACCACTAATACTGTAGGTATTTCCAATTCTGGTTGCCTGTGTAGCAGCAGAATTGACGTTCAACTGTACCGACGATGACAATTTATGAGTTAGGTCGGCATGTGCGGGCGCTGCTGCAAGAAATAGCATTGCGACAAGAAGTTTTCTCATCAGTTCTTACAGTAGGTTGTACATTATATAGGTCTTGACGCCTCAGCAAGGATGCTATATAATGTATCCATGGTCCGATAGCTCAGCGGATAGAGCAACTGCCTTCTAAGCAGTCGGTCCTTGGTTCAAATCCAAGTCGGATCGTCATCATAATCATTTACGATGAGAATTTTTCTAGACAGCGCAGATACAGACACCATTGAGAAGTATTGGTCCACAGGACTAATTGATGGAATCACAACAAACCCATCTCTTATCAGAAAGAGTGGTAAGAATCCAGAAGATGTATATCAACAACTCAAAGATCTAGGTGTACCAGATCTCTCCATGGAAGTAATGGGAGATGCTGACACAATGATCAGCGAGGGCAAGCGTCTTTATGATAAGTTTGGTCAGTGTACTACAGTAAAGGTTCCTCTTACACGAGATGGACTTACTGCCTGCCGTGAACTATCTAACGAAGGTATCAATGTCAACGTGACGTTGATCTTCTGTGCGGCACAAGCAGTTCTAGCAGCAAATGCCGGAGCAAAGTATGTATCTCCTTTTGTCGGTCGTCTCGACGATCAATCTGTTGCTGGTCTGGAAGTTGTTCGTTCAATCGCCGACCTATACCGAATCCACGGTTGCCCGACTCAGGTTCTTGCTGCTTCTATCCGTAGCGTACAACGTGCTGTTCGCTCGTGGTATAATGGCGCTAGCGTCGTAACGATGCCGCCCAAAGTGTTTGATCAAATGTATGATCACATCCTGACTGACAAGGGTCTGGAAATCTTTGACAACGATGCTAAGCACATTATTCGATGAGAATCCAGCTTTGGTTCTGTAAAGACATGGATCAGTGGCGTTGGACTTTATCTGACGATACTGATTCATCAGTTCAGGAGTCCGGGCAACGTAAAGTACTCGCTGATGCGATGGGTGATGTCGCTAAAACAGTCGAGTACTTACGCGATAAATAACCCGTAATGCCCTTGTAGCTCAGTGGTAGAGCAGGGCTTTTGTAAAGCTCAGGTCGTCTGTTCAAATCAGATCGGGGGCTTGACTTCCTCACCAGATTAGTATATAATGTACAAGTCCGTGTGAAGGAAGTGTAGAGAGATCCAATCCTGTCGGTGTGGCGGAATTGGTAGACGCGCTGGTTTTAGGTACCAGTTCCCTTGTGGAGTGGAGGTTCAAGTCCTCTTACCGACATTGGGTCTCTCCCACTATAATCCTCTGTAGCTCAGTTGGCAGAGCGTCTGACTGTTAATCAGAATGTCCCTGGTTCAAGCCCAGGCGGAGGAGTTCGACGGGGGATGAGTCCGCCCGCGACGGTGCTAACCACACTGTGATGGAAAGTTGGTTACTTTCTAATTACTCCACTACAAACTGTCAGTATACTGGGTGCATCGCCCACATAGCATACGGATAAGTGTAGTGTCTAGCTTGCTTAGCTCAGCGGTAGAGCATCTCGTTTACACCGAGGCGGTCGGCGGTTCGATCCCGTCAGCAAGCATCATAAATATCTCAAACCGAACCGGTTGATGAAAGCATCCAAGTTGAAGAAGATGATCCAGAAGCCCTTTCGCTTCCATCATCAGGATTTGCATGAAGAACTAGATGAATTGAAGAATGAACTCAAAGAGATTAAAGGTATTCTGCAAGAATTGCGGGGTGGAACTGACAGCAAGTACAAAAGTAAAGTCATGTGGTTGCAGCAACATGACTACGATTTCGACAGATAAAATCTCTGCGGTAGATCTGTCACTTGTAGTTGTTACAGAAGAAGATTTGACAACAAAAGACAAACCTGTTAGACTGACAAGTGAAGATCGCGCTTGGCAAGAGAAGCGACGTGCCCGTAAGGTGCGTCGTTTGTCATACGAAGTGCGTTAGTCTGCGGGGTGTAGCTCAGTTTGGTAGAGCACGCGCTTTGGGAGCGTGAGGCCGCAGGTTCGAATCCTGTCACCCCGATTGCCCACACGGGCAAACATTACAATAGGAGTATTCCCACAGTCAAATGGCTAAAAGCCCATTCTTTTCCAAGTTCAAGACAGAAATCAGCGTTCTTGCTGCTGCTGTCGAAGGATCTGTTTATCTCGATGAAGAGCATCCAAATTTGTATGAGAAAGTATTCAAGTATTACAAATCTCGTAACGTATATTTCTACGATAACGCAGAGAAAGATTATAACCTTGTGTTAGATAATCTAGAGTATGATTTGATGGACAGTGGGGTCCTATCGTAAGTCTCGGGAAGACATAAAAATCGCCCTGGTCGGGATGGGTCATTGACCCCTCGGGTTTCCTTGTTCCTAAAACAAGGTGGTGCGGATGGGATATCTCCCGCCTGGTTTCTTGCTTCCAGTCAAAGAGCAAGTGGCGAGCCTAAAAACCCTTACTTACCATGCTTAAAACTAGCTCGTGTGTTCACCGTGATAGACCTTGGGGTTGGTATGAGACCATGGAGTCTCCTGACAAAACCTACAAGTTGAAGAAGATCTACGTTGCCCCCAACCAAAGATTTTCGCTCCAATATCATAGTCACAGGATGGAACACTGGATTATTGTCGAGGGTTCTGGTACTGTACAGTTGAATGAATACACCGAGGAAGTTTTTCCTGGTAAGCACTTTCGTATCCCTCAGGAGTCGCGTCATCGTATGACGGCAGGCGATCGGGGGATCCTTTTTTATGAAGTCCAGTACGGATCCCATTGTAATGAAGATGATATCGTGCGTCTTGAAGATGATTATGGTAGAATTGACATGAAGGAGTATTATACAGACTGATGTTATTAGTTACTGGCGGAGCAGGATTTATCGGTAGTAACTTTCTTCACTACCTGAAGAAGGTCACTGATGAAAAAGTTCTTGTCGTGGACAACCTAACTTACGCTGCGGATCTTCAGTACGTACCTGGGGATCCGCAATTTGAGTTTCTATGGTGTGACATCACGAACGAGAAGCATGTAAATCATGTATTCAGCAAATATAAACCCAAGAAAATCTTTCACTTTGCTGCTGAAAGTCATGTAGATAACTCTATCAAGAACTACAGACCTTTCCTAGAGGCAAATGTTGTTGGAACAATCAACCTTCTCAATGCTAGTCTAGCAGTTGATGTTGAGAAGTTTCATCACATCTCTACTGACGAAGTATATGGGTCACTAGAACTAGATTCTGAGGACATCTTTACTGAAGATACTCCTTATGATCCTAAGAATCCATACAGTGCTAGTAAAGCAGCATCTGATCACTTCGTAAGAACCTGGCACAACACCTACGGACTTCCATATCTTATTACCAACTGTAGTAATAACTATGGATACCACCAGCACGTAGAGAAACTTATTCCAAAGGTTATCTTTAGAGCAATCAAGAATGAGGTTACTTACATGTATGGTGGTGGTCACCAGATTAGAGACTGGTTGTGGGTAGAAGACCACTGTCGTGCCATCTGGATGCTGGAAGAGCAAGGCATCCTCAACGATAGATTTAATATCGGCGGTGACTGTGAACTGTCCAATCGCACAGTTACCAAAAGAATCCTAGAATTCATGGGCAAACCAATCGATCTGATTGGTGTGTCTGATGAGCGTCCTGGTCAGGACTTGCGGTACGGTATGAGTTTCGATAAACTTAAGCAACGTACTGGATGGGAACCTACCATGGAATTTGAGGAAGGACTTGATCGAACTATTGCTTGGTATCTTTCGCGATGATTTCACTTTATGGAGCAGGGTTTATCGGTGGCAAGTTTGCCAAGATGTATGAACCCTACGTTGAGATTCAGGGACGCGATGAACGCAACCCTAGGTCAAAAGAGATCCTTTATTTTATCTCTACCACCCACAACTATCACGTCAAGGATGACATCACCCGTGACGTAGATACTAACCTAAAGGTTCTGTGTGAAGTTCTAGATTACTGTCGATCACAGGACATTGTGTTTAACTTTGTGTCCTCCTGGTTTGTATATGGTCAGGGTGGATACATGCCTGCCAAGGAAGACAGTCCATGTAATCCTACAGGGTTCTATTCCATTACCAAGAGGTGTGCTGAGGATCTGATCAAGTCCTTTGCTGACCTGACAGGTATGAAGTATCGTATTCTTCGCCTGTGTAATGTGATGGGACACGATCACAATGCTACTCGTCAGAAGAACGCACTGTGCTGGATGATCAACGAACTCAAAGCAGGTCGTGACATCCAACTCTACGACAATGGATCACACAGTCGTGATATAATGCACGTTGACGACGTATGTCGTGCCATCTGGACTGTTATGGAGAAGGGTGAGTTCAATGAGATCTACAACATTGGGTCTGGTAAACCGACCACGGTGTCTGAGATTATCAGTCTTGCCGACCACTACATAAAGTCAAGAGGAAAGATCACGAGCATGGATCCTCCTCAGTTTCACAAGGATGTTCAGTGTCGTGACTTCTGGTTAGACACTACTAAACTTAAGTCTCTTGGGTTTGAGCAACACATTACGAACGAATTTATTGTCAAAGACTTATGTCTATAAGCGAAAAGGTATCGGGGTTCATTGACAACCTGCGGGCAGAAGGTGAAGATCTATTCCCATACCTTGCCAATAAGGATTGGGAACCTGGTAAACCTATCTATTACTCAGGTCCGTATTGGGATGACAAAGAAGTAACAGCAGCAATCACCAACCTTCTAAACGGTAAGTGGTTGCCTGCTGGCGAAGAGGTGAATAAATTTGAGCGTGCCTTCTCAAAGCGATTTGAGTTTGGGCACAGTGTGATGGTGAACAGTGGATCATCTGCCAACCTGGTGATGATTGCTGCTCTAAAGAAGTATTTCCAGTGGGAAGATGGTGATGAGATCATCGTCTGTGCTTGTGGATTCCCTACCACGATCAATCCCATCATTCAGAACGGTCTGAAACCTGTATTCGTAGATGTAAACTACGATGATCTGAACTGGAATCTAGATGAGATCAAGTCCAAGATTACCACCAAGACTAGGGCGTGTTTTTCTTCTCCTGTCCTTGGTAATCCCTATGACTTTGATGAGTTTATCAAGATTATTCGCGCTTACAACATTCACTACATCGCGGACAACTGTGATTCCTTGGGTAGCAAGTGGCGAGGTGAGTTCCTTACCAAACACGCCATCGCAGCGTCTTGTTCGTTCTACCCAGCGCATCATATCAGCACGATCGAAGGTGGAATGGTTTCCTCTAACGTTGAGGAGATTGTTCAGATCGCTAGATCTTACGCCTGGTGGGGTCGTGGTTGCTTCTGTGTAGGAGCCCAGAATAAACTGACCAACGGTGTCTGTGGTAACAGATTTGATCGCTGGTTGGAAGGGTACGACAAGGATGTCGATCATAAGTATGTCTTTGGCGTTCAAGGATACAACCTCAAACCTGCTGACCTGCAAGGGTCTATTGGTCTCGTACAGTTGGAGAAGCAAGACGAGATACATGCTATCCGTCGTCGCAACAAAGCTCGTCTTCATGAGATCTTCTCTAAGATCCCTGGTGCGAGGGTTATTGAGGAGAAAGAACATGCAGAAACAAGTTGGTTTGGTGTTCCTATCGTCTATGAGTACGGTAAACACCACCTTGTAAAATATTTAGAGGAACATAACATCCAAACTAGGAACTATTTCGCAGGTAATGTGCTGATGCACCCTGCTTATAGAGGACTAGAAGATTATAGAAACTATCCCAACGCATCTAGAGTCCTAGATGATGTGTTTTTCTTAGGTTCCAGTCCAGTTATTACTGAACCTATGCTAGACTACATAGATGGGGTCGTTACCCAGTACACAAAAGAGAATCTTTTCCACCACCCAGTATGAATTACACTAAGCGAGCTCTTGTCCTTGGTGCCGGTGGGTTTATCGGCAGTCACATGGTGAAACGCCTTCGCGAAGAAGGTTATTGGGTCAGAGGTGCTGACCTGAAGTATCCTGACTTCGAGAAGTCTGCGGCAAACGAGTTCATCACATGTGACCTACGTGACTATAGTTGGGTAGATCGTCTAATTAAGTTTGCCGGATATCAAGGTAACTTCTACGCACAGATTGTAGATAAGTTCCTAGAACCTTTCGATGAGATCTATCAGTTTGCTGCCGACATGGGTGGTGCTGGTTACATCTTTACTGGTGAGCATGATGCTGATATCATGCACAACTCTGCTAGTATCAATCTAAACTTGCTACAAGCACAGCATAAGTTTAACGAACTTAAGGGCACTACACATACTAAGATCTTCTACAGTTCTTCGGCATGTATGTACCCTGAGCACAACCAACTAGACCCTGACAACCCCGATTGCCGTGAAGAGTCTGCGTACCCTGCTAACCCTGATTCGGAATACGGGTGGGAGAAACTCTTTAGCGAAAGACTTTACCTTTCTTTCCAGCGTAATCACGGTATTCCTGTTCGTGTTGCTCGCTATCACAATATCTTTGGACCCCAAGGGACCTGGACAGGAGGAAAGGAGAAAGCACCAGCTGCGATCTGCCGTAAAGTCGCTTACCTCCCGCCACAGGGTGGAGCAATCGAGGTGTGGGGAGATGGCTTACAGACTCGCTCCTTCCTGTTCATTGATGAATGCATTGAAGCGACTCGAAGACTGATGGACAGTGACTTTGTTGGTCCTGTGAACATTGGTTCAGAAGAAATGGTTACTATTAATCAACTGGTAGAAACTGCTGCTCGTGTCGCAAATAAGAATGTAGAAAAAATCCATGTTGATGGACCTACAGGTGTCCGTGGTCGCAATTCTAACAACGATCTCATCCGTGAGAAACTTGGTTGGGACTACAGTCAGACTCTAGAAGACGGTATCCGTAAAACTTACGAGTGGATCAACGATCAGATCACTAAGAAGTTTGTAGAGGATAACTATAACGCCCCCTATCGCAACGGAGCAGCAAGTGAGTAAAGCATTGGTAACTGGGGGAGCCGGGTTCATCGGTTCCCACATTGTGGATGGACTCATTGATCGTGGTTATGAAGTCGTTGTCATTGACGATGAGTCTTCTACTGCCAATGAAGAGTTCTTCTATAACGACAAGGCAACGTATGTAAAGCAGTCTATCTGTAATCCACATACAAAGACCATCTATCATGGGGTGGATTATGTGTTCCACCTAGCGGCACATTCTAGGATTCAACCCGCACTACAGAATCCTATTGAGTGTGTACAGACTAACGTTCTCGGCACTGCCACTGTTCTACAGTTTGCCCGTGAGGCAGGTGTCAAGAAAGTAATCAACTCTTCTACATCATCCTCCTACGGTCTGAAGAACAAACCTCCTCTACAAGAGGACATGATCCCTGACCCACTGAATCCATACTCAGTATCTAAGATTAGTGCTGAATCTATGTGTAAGATGTACACAGATTTGTTTGGTCTCCAGTGTGTCAGTCTCCGATACTTTAATGTGTATGGAGAACGTCAACCACTACGAGGAACTTATGCTCCTGTAGTTGGATTGTTCTTGGAGCAGAAGAAGGCAGGCAAACCACTAACTATCGTTGGTGATGGTGAGCAGAGACGTGACTTTACCCATGTCAAGGACGTTGTAAAGGCAAACCTTGCTTGTATAGATAGCGTTATTGGTGGTTACCAAACGATCAACATTGGTACCGGCAAGAACTATTCTGTCAATGAGATCGCTGCCATGATCTCTGACAACATTGAGTTCATCCCAGAACGTCCTGGTGAGTGTAGAGAAACACTTGCCAGCAATAGCAAAGCAAGTTATTATTTGGACTGGGAACCCACTATTGACATTAAAGATTGGATCAATGAATACGAAGTATAGTGTTGCGACGGACGTTCTCCGTCATGAGTTCCCTAGATCAGATGAGATCACTACGAACTGGTCTCAGGCATACCAAGATCTCTTTGCCCTTACTATGCTTCGGGGTAAGAAGTCTGGAAAATATATTGAGATCGGTGCTAACCACCCTTCCGACCTAAACAACACGGTCTTGCTTGAGACCACGTTTGGTTGGAAGGGTATCTCTGTTGAGATTGATGGTAACATGGTCAACCTCTTTAACAAAGAGCGTAACCAACCATGTTATGCGGCAGATGCTACCACCTTTGACTGGAAGCAGGCATTTAAGGATGCCAAGTGGCGTACAAAGCGTATTGATTATGCTTCTGTAGACTGTGAACCACCTGCTGTTACTCTACAGGCACTTAAGAATCTACCTCATGACGAGTATAGATTCTCTGTCATCACCTTTGAGACTGACATCTACAAGGATGGTGGTCAGTGGCGTGATGAATCTAGGGAGTTCCTGAAGAATCTTGGATATCAACTGGTAGCAGGTGATGTATGTAATGGTAGTAATCCATATGAAGACTGGTGGGTAGACCCAGAGGTCGTCCCCGAGACTGTCTGGGGTCCTTTTATTTCTAGTCAAGCAGAAGCAAGGGATCTTTTTATCGATGGTTAGAATCTCACATTGGTATGGGAGACTGGGTAATAACATCCAGCAATGTGCTGTAGCATGTATGGCGGCGGACATTCTTAAATCCACATTCTCACAGGATTTAGAACATGGGATTATCGAAAAGCACCAGACAACGTTTGGACAGGGCACTGGAGAACTATCATCGAAGTGGTTCTACTGGGAGGGTCCCTACAAAGAGACAAACATTCCAACTGACTACATTTATCAGAACATGCGTCGCTATTGCCAGACGTATGTGGAACCGAATCTACGGACGCCGAAGATCGATCCTATTGGTGATGACACTATTGTCATTCATATTCGTAGTGGAGATGTATTTGACCAAGGGACTCCTAATCCTGTCCAATATGCTCCTAATCCTCTTTATTTTTACAACAAACTCATTGAGTTGTATGATAAAGCGTTGGTTGTTACGGAACCAGACAACCACAACCCGATCATCGAAGAACTGAGGAAGAACCCGAAGGTTATTGTTCAGTCTACGACAGTGGAACTTGACTTTGCCACACTGATGGCAGCAGAAAACCTAGCAACTTCTGGTGTGGGAACGTTTGGTGTTGCTGCTGCGTTGTGTAGTAGTAATATCAAGAACTTTTATTGTACTGATGTTCACATGACAGAACATCTAAACTATGAAATGCTTAGCGGCACAGACGTACACGTCCATCTCATGCCTATGGGGGAAGACTATATAAAACCAGGTCAGTGGGAGAACTCTGATGAGCAAAGACGATTTATTCTTACATACAACCCATCTACCTAACAGTATTGTTGATCGCCTTGAGCGTATAGCACTAGATTCTCCCTGGTATTATGCTCCTGATTGTGCTCTAACTGCTGACGTTGTAGAACGAGAAGGATTGGATTGGAATCCATACTTCTCTTACGGTATGATTAACAATGATGGGAGAATTAATCGTAAAGAATTTTCTCGATATCCTTGGGAGTTCTTTGATCGTGCTGTAAATCCAGAGAAATATGGATTCGGTTCTGCCAATAAATTAAGAGCACACATTACATTCCAGTGGCCTAGACCAGAGAAGTATGGTATACCACACAACTCTCATGTAGACAGAACTCACAATCATCTAGTTGCTCTGTATTATATGAATGATTCTGATGGAGATACATTCTTCTTTGATGGAGAAGAGGTAATTCACAGAGAACCTGTAGAACGTGGAAAGTTAATTGTGTTTAATGGTCACAATAAGTTCCATGCCAGTTCTTCTCCATCCAAAAAGATTAGATTGACATTGAATGTCAACTATGGTGAAGCAACTCTTTAACGTATGGATCTAGGAGATTGAAAATCTTCTCGTGACCTTTCTTGGTTGGGTGATTTGAATGTGGGTTAAGTGTCTTGGTTATGATACCTTTCTGTACCCTATGACAATCAGCTTTCCAGACAGACCAGTGGAACTTATCCTTTGTCTTGTGAGTTGTAATTCTAGATAGAAGATCTCTGGGTTCACCATCATCCATCATGATATTATCAAACTTATGTTTGTACTCATGGTGATTGAGAATATCAAACCACATGTTCTTCACACCTTTGGATTTGAAGAACTCATTCCAATGTCTCATTTGATCTGACAAGACATCAACTTCTGCTTGATTGTCATGGAATCTCTTGAGCATGAGATTGTTGTGCTCAATGTACTCTTGAACTCTAGGTTGTGATCCATAGAGAAGGTTGACCCAATCTCTATATCTGGTATCATACTTTTCAGTTCTAGCAGTTGATGTTAGACCCCAAAGGACAATAATTGTGCTATACTTATTCTGATACTCTTCAAACTCTGGACTTGAAAAGAATTCTGTGGCATGTCTAAGTTGTCTTTTATTGCTACTACCACCAGCACTAAAGTTTACTGCTTCTAAATTATTTCTTTCTGCTAGAAGTGTACGGAATGCGTATGGTCCTACGTGCTCTTCTTGTTTAAAGTGATCGTCTTGTCTGTATTGCTCTAAAGTCCAACCGTCTTCATAGTTTGCTCCAATACCATACACCCAGGAGCAACCCAGAGTAACTAACAATCCGTCCATAAAAACCTTGATCCTACCTTATATATGAAGATCTTTGATGTCTTTACGTTCTATAATGAACTAGATTTACTCGAACTGAGGATGGAAATTCTTGGTGACGTGGTAGATTATTTTGTTATCAACGAAGCAACGATTACCTTTACTGGTAAGGAGAAACCACTTTACTTCCAAGAGAACAAAGAACGCTTTGCCAAGTGGAAAGATAAGATCATCCATCACGTCACCATTGATGACAATGATGATCTAAAAGATTACTGGTCTGGTGTTCCTTACCATAGAAACATGATTGACTATGGTATTCATAAACTTCCACTACACTATCAGCGTGCCTGCTTCCATAAGGACAATGCCATCTATGGTCTGCTAGACATCGCTAAGGATGATGATATCATTATCAGTAGTGATGCTGATGAGATTGCTAACCCCGAGGCAATCAAGGCACTGAGTGAGTGGTTTGATCCTAAGAACCATTATGTTCTCCGTGGTCCTGTGTTCTATTATTACCTGAACCTGTTCTGCGAAGACAACTGGATGGGTCCTAGGGTTGCCACGATGGGTAAACTTAAGACCATGAGTATTGACTTCCTGCGTGAGTCACATGCTGAGGCATGGAAGATCGACAACGCTGCCTGGCACTGGAGTTTCTTCGGTGATGCCGACATGGTACGCTCCAAGATGGATGC